GACTTGTTGGCTTCATTCGTGTTGGTTACGATAAGAACGGACAGTGGCATAATGAAGACGCAAATTGCCCAGTAAGATTATCAAATGTTAGACACCTTATTGACTTAGCAAACAGTGATTCAAACAAGTTAATATTTGATGTAGCTTACGATAGATTAAATCCAGAGCTAAATCCTGTTCACGCTTTAGACACTACAAAGACTATTACAAACAAAGTTTGTGTATTTGAACAGTTGTTTGGTACTTATGGCGGAAATTTGATTTTTGATAACTGTGAAATCTTTAGTGAAGGTATGTTGAATGATGGCTACTTGCACTTTAAAAATTGTGCTGTAAAGGACAAATGGTTCGCAGAATCTGTTCGTGGGTGGATTAGTCCAGACCCAAATTATGACGAGAACTTAACCATTATTCCAAATAACTTTACCCATGCTGAAACCTATTTGAAGTATTTAACTTATACAAATCCAAGTGCTGTAACAGCTAATTGTTATGGACAACATTATGATACTGCATTTACATTCCCATTGAGTGTAAGTTCTGTACAAGTTAATGGTTTGAAAATGGCTAAGGGGACCTTCACAATCGGTGCTCAAAGTGCTGAATTGAATGATTGCTCTATTGTAAGTGGCTACTTCTCTAGTCCTTATTTGACTATGTTTGATACTGATGTTCAAGCAGGTTATTTGACAGCTAATGCTCAAGGAGCAAAAATCTATCGTAACTTCAATGGATGTAAGTTAAACCGTGAAGTGGATTTGCGAATGGAAAACTGTACTGCATTTAATATAAGTGCTATTGATACTGACTTCGGTGCTCCACATAGAGATACCTTCTATTCAAATTATGGTTTGAGTATTCCAACAGGTTTTGCGGAGTTCAACAGTACTACTTATTTCAAGAACTGTAGAGGTATTGCAGGAGCAGATCCAGTTATCCCTAGAAGTGCTATGCTTGCTCCTCCAGGAACAACAAAGTATTATCCAAGTGCTACACAAAGATACTGCGTGTTCACAGATGAAATTGGTCGCTTAAACTTCGTAAATCACGAAACTACTTATGAGCCAGAACCTTACTTAATAAACGATGTTTATAATTGGCACTGCCGTATTAGACAAGGTAACATAGCAAGTGCTATCAATAATGCTGGTGGAACTCTTGCAGGTCAAGCTAGTGCTTCGTGTAAGTACCATAGAAACTCTGTTGATAACAAAGTATATTATCCAACGCAAATTGACATTACTATTGACGATAATTCTGTATTCCATCAGGTCACTACTTTCAATGGAATGTATTTGGGCGATGTAACCTTGTATAGAGAGGAACGATAAAAATGAGTTTAGAATATTTGTTCAGTCCTACAAAACAATTTACATATCCTTCAGGTAAGCTACTTGACGGTGGTAAAATCTTTGTCTATTTCAAGGACACAACCAACCTTGCTACTTTGTATTCACCTGAAGGTTCGTTTGTTAGTAATCCTATTCTTTTGGATGCTAATGGTAGAGCCAGTGTTAGAGCAGATGTTGCTTATCAGTATAGATTAGAAATTTATACAAACAAAGATGTATTGCTCTATACTTGTGAAGCTTTCTGTGAAGGAGATGGTTCAGGTGGTTTTGGTTTCGTCATTCACGATGAAACATTGAGTGGTAATGGTACTGCCGCAAGTCCTTTGGGTGTGGTTAATATCCCTCTTGCAGTAAATGAAACTGTTACTGCTTATGAAGAAGTAGTTGAAGGCGAAAATGCTCTAGTCATTGGAGTTAATAGTGCTTGGTTAGATGATAAGCTTGAACAAGAACTTGCAGGTAAAGTAGACAGAACCGAATTTGAAGATTGTTGCAGTGCTGTGAATGAAGCTCTTGAGAACAAGTTAGATTCAAGTGCCTTTGATTTGAGCAACTATTACAACAAACAAGAAACCAATAACTTACTAGACCAGCGTGTGGATAGGTATGAATTCGCACAAACTATGAACTGGGTTGACCAGACCAAACAAGATAAACTAGAATTTGGTTATGACGAAAACAGTGCTATAAGTTCTATTAACAATAGTGCTTTGAGAGTTATTGGCAATCCAGGTGGAAATTGTCCTTGGATTTCAGGTAATAAGGAAATTGCTCCTGCACAAACTCTAACTCCAAATATGTACTTCCAAGCTTTGTCTAGCTTTGACTTGCACGGTGACCATAACCACTTCATAAGCATGAAAGGTGGATTGTACAGATTCCCAAATGAATGGGAAATTGGAAGTGCTATCGCAACAACTAATTACTTTATGCCACAAAGCTCAATGAGTGGTTATTTGTCAATGGTTGCCTTCTCAAGTTATACAGCTAGCATTGACAATACTTTAACAGCTAATTGGGCTTACACAAATAGTGCTTATAGTTTGTCAATAAGCAACTTTAATAACAAATTAGATATTAGCTCTTACTCTTCTACAAGTGGATTGGGCAAGTTCCCATTCACCGGTACTGACGGAGATGGCTACAACTACACAGCTAACGCAAATAGCAGTTCGTTTGAACTTATTAAGAATAAGGACTTGGAAATTGAAAATGTTAAATTCTACACAAGTGGCTTTAACTTCATTGACAATCAAAACGATATTGATGTATCCTGGTCTAGTTTAAAGGACATTCCTGCACAACTTTCTACTTTGTCTAGTCACGATATTTCTATTGTGAACTCTAATAGGACAGAATATTACATTGGTCACAATAACCGAATGATGGTTACTACAGGATTTAACTATGATTATGCTTCTAAACCACCAGTGATTGAAAGCTATGATGGCGATATTCAAGACGGATGGTGGCAACCAGCCGGTGGTCCTTGCTTCTCTAACAATTATGTTGTAACGTCCGATAACATTAGAGTCGGTGGAAAAGGCGGTTATGGTTCTGCTTATTCAGGAGAATATGCTAGACTTGAATTTACTAAGCGTGGTGCTTATATTGTAACTGTTACAACTCCTTTCAAGATTACTTCTCCAGGTACAAATGGTGGACAGTATTACATAAACTTCCAATTCAATGTACATGGTGGTGAAGGTGCTACTTATAGAAACAAATTAATTAACAGAGCCCTTGTTTGTGAATATGCTGATACTTGGACTTTGCCTGTTATCATTACTGGTACAAGTGGTTATTTGAGTGTCGGTGCTGAACTACGCCACACAAGTGCTGCTAGTGCTAATGATGGTTTCAGTGGTGTGTTTGGAAGAATGATACCACATGCAGTAAGAGTTGGTGATTCAATCACTAGCCCATATATTATGCCCTGGACTGTATAAATATAAAGGAGTTTTGTATGGCATTGATTAGTACAAATCATAAAATCTTAATGTTAAATCCTTCAGGTGGAAGTTTCACAGGTGTTATAACAAACGAAACTCTCACAGGTAATGGAACAAGTGCTTACCCATTGGGTGTAAATGAATCCGCATTTGCTCCTTCCGAAGCAGAAATTTATGTACAAACGAATAGTGGTGACTTGAATGAGGTATCTGGTGTTGTACAAAGTAATAGTGCTAATTGGAATTCCATTACAGGTATATCTGGTGCTTATGTTCCTTTGAGTGCTAAACAGTGTGAGATTGGTTTCCAAAACCTTGCAGGTAGTAATAGTTTGTCTCAAGGTACTTCTAACCATGCTGGCCTTGATGCCTTAGCACAAGGCTATCATAACAGTGCTTCTGATAGTAGTTTATCACAAGGTTCTAATAACTATACCCATTACGATAGTTTTGCTCAAGGAGAAACTAACTATGCAGATAATTTTGCTTTAGCACAAGGCTATCATAACAGTGCTTATAACAGAAGTTTAGCACAAGGTTATTCTAATAGTGCTGTAAACTTTTCATTCGCACAAGGTAATGGTAGTACTGCTGAGAATCATGGTTTCGCACAAGGTCTAGGTAACTATTCACGAACTGATTCTTTCGCACAAGGCGATGAAAACTCTGCAAGATTACAAGCTTTCGCACAAGGTGGGATGAATAGTGCTTACAACGCTTCAATAGCACAAGGTTTATCAAACACCGCTTATCATTATTCATTAGCACAGGGTTTACATACAAGTGCAGATAATGAAGGTCTTGCTCAAGGTATTTCAAGTTATGCCTCTACTTATTCTTTGGCACAAGGTTTTGCTAATTCAGCAATAACAAATTCATTCGCACAAGGTTATGGGAATATCGCACAAAATAATAGTTTTGCCCAAGGCCTTGGAAATAGTGCTGTTGTAGGTTTCGCACAAGGAAAGTATAACAGTGTAATAAACGGACAAGCACTAGGCCTTGGCCTTAATATTTCTCATGGCATGGCAGTAGGTCAGTATAATAGTACAGATAATGCTGCTTTCGTTATTGGTAATGGAACTTCAACAGCTAATCGTAGTGATTTGTTTGTAATTTATCCTGATGGCTCTGTTTCCGCACAAGGTAAAATCTCGGCTAATGGTGTTGAACTTGGTGGAGGTGGAGTAACAGGTGAATTTGTACCACAAAGTGCCTTTGACGAATTAAAAGCAAGTTACGATGCTCTCTCGGCTAGTTATGTTACCTTATCTAGTTTGTTTGCCACATATAGTGGTCAGTGGTTGTTGCCAAATGAAGGAGAAGAATAATGAATGTTTCTAGTGTAAAAAATCTTAATGGTGAAGTATTAAGTGCTGTTCAAGATGCTTCTCTCACAAATGTTGTACAAACTAACAGTGGAAATTGGCAAGATATAACTGCTTACCAAAACGCAAGTGCTACTTATTTAACTGCCGTTGATTTGAGTCCTTACGCAACCACAGCAGAAGTTGATACTTTATCTTCAATGTTGAGTGGTGCTATTGACTACGTCTCGGCTAATTCAAGTGGTACGTTAACTGGTGATGCTCAAGGTGCTGTTGATACTGTTTATAATATCAGTGGAAGTATTATCTCAGGAACAAGAAGTAATAAAAATTTCACAGCTACAAATGTTGATAATATAAAAATCAATAGTATAACTATTGGTAAAAATAATACTATTACCGCAGATCGTGCTGGATTACCTTGGGATAATTGGAGTATAGGTAATAATTTTGTTCATTTAGGTCCTGAATTCATGCCTGATTATTGGCAACAATATCAAAGAGTGTATTTAGATAAAACTGGTTTAAGCTCTATGAGTGGAACCAGTCCTGATAAAAAATTGATATGGAAAGCCATATTAAATACTGATATTGAAGGAAATAATAATACAATAACAGCTATCAATGGGAGTGCTTTAGCTGCTGGTGGAGATGAATTTCCAGCTAGTGCGAATGAAGCTATCACAGCTTACCAGACAAATAGTGCTACTTACTTAACCGCTCACCAGGCAATAAGTGCTGATGAATGGAATGACTGCTATGACAATGTGAACACAAATAGTGGTGCTTGGGGCGGAAGTGCTTTGCCAATTAGTGCTGGTCCTGGTATTAAGGTTAATTTGGTTGATAATACACTTGTGTTTAGTAATGATGAAACTGTGCTATGGAGTGGTTCTTGGAAACCTGGTAACGGTACAGTTGTAACCAATAGTGCTATTGAAATTTCTGAATCAGTTTCAAACTTTGAATACATTAGAATTGTAACTGAAGGTATATTATGCCAGACTATAACAGTTACCCCAAACCAATGTCAAGCACTTATATGTTATCCTGAATCAGATAACCGAACTTCTATACTTGGTTTAAAGATTTCCAAAGATGATGATACACATATTCGCTTTAGATGTGGTTACTCTGATAACTTTATTCTAGCATATAGAAGTAATTCGGACTGGGGATATTTCACACTAAAGAAAATCATCGGCATCAATCGTATCGCCAATAATTAAGCAGGTAATTTGTATGGAAGAAGCATTAGCATATTAGTTCACAAGTCAAATTTCAAACAATCTAAAAGAGGTTAATTTATGAGTAAAGAATCTTCAATAAAAGTTTTCGCAGAGAACGCTAGCGGTACAAGACCTGCTAATGCTATTCCTGTATGGATTGACAACATTTCCGCAATAGGTGGAGGTGGTGGTGGTGGTGGTTCTAGTGATACTTTCTACATTTATCCTGGAACAACTACTGATAAGGAAATAGCTGAAAACAGTGGAAAGGACTTGAAACTTTATAATTCAGCTAACAATGTTTTCCTTGATTTTGCTGGCAAGTCTACTTTGTCCAATTACACAATGTTCAGCTTTAAAGAAATTACTGGTACACAAGCAAATCAAAACACTCTTCAACACTTGAGATTGAGAGTTTATCCTAATGCAACTTCAGCTTGTAAGGTATTTGATACAAACACTGTGAATTTGTTGGATAGTAATTCTACTGTTAGTACAGCTCAAACAGCTTATTATGATGCAAATGGAAATTACCTTTCACAGACATACAATGACCTTACTGCATTGAACCAATTTGTACAAAGTAATAGTGCTTCTTGGGGGCAAGGGGGTGGTTCTGAAGTTACACCTTTGGGTCTTTGGCTTGGATTTGAATACTACGAACCAAAAGCAATTAACAACACAACTGATACTTATAACATTACATTGCGTAACACTCAGTGGGAAGAACCTTCTACAATCTTTTATGATGGTAACTCTTATAACTGGAACGGTACAAATGGTGACTGGTATATTGACTTAACAACCATTTACCCAAATGATATGAGAACTGGTTTACCTTATAATGACGCTTATGAAACTAAGTTCACAATAATGGAATTTACCAATACAAACACACAGGAAAAATTCAGTGCCAACATTACGAATAATGATGGCTCCAGATCCTTAAAAGTTAATAATACTGCCTGTGTTATTAGTGGTATAGGTTACAATGTTCAATTTAATGTTGATTATGCTGGCATGATGGGAACACACCCATTGAGTTCTTGGACAGGAACAAATTACGGTGTGTCTGGTGGATTTACTAATTCACAAGCAACGGCTTTCTATTTTAATGCTGGCACTCAATGTACTGCTTTTATAGGGTTCGCTGGCGAAGGTTCAACAGTAGCAAGTTCCGATGTATTCCCTCCGACAAATAACTTAGACCCATACTCAACTTATTGCTTGGGCTGGAACGCAAACAATGGTGGTTTGTTCTGGTACAATCCAGGAAATGGTGGTAACTAACAAATGATTGAAGCGATATTATGTGGATTATGGGCAGTGTCTATTATCTTGTTCATAATATCGCTTATTCTTTTGTTGAATAAGTTTTAGAGGATTAAAATGGACGAAATTTTACAACAAATTCTCAATTCTGGTCCAGTAGGAGTAGCCTCAGCTGCTATTGTTTATCTTATCATAACTTTACAACGTAACTCAACAAAGAAACATAGAGATACATCTCAAGAAACCCTTGAAACGAGAATTACTTTGTTAGAAGCAGATAATAAAATGCTTCATACTCAGCTAGACACGATTGGAACTAAACTGGACAAGATTATAGATCAGTTAGCAGACATTCGTGTTAGTCTTGCCAATAAAAAGGACAAGGAATAAAAATCCTTATTCCCTAATAAATAAATTGAGCCGGTAGGAATAAGAACACTACCGACTTTATCATCAAATCACAAATTTGAAACCGTGCTGTAGATAAGCTACTCACGGTTTTCCTTTTTATCCTTTATAGCTTGTTCGTAATTTTCTGTTTTGCTTATATCATCTCTACAGTAATGTTTAACTTTTCCGCTTATCATTTTATTCTCCTTCATTTGTATGAAATACAGCAAATTTACATTCTATGCGGAATCTTTTTCATTTTTGGGAGCTTCAACAGCCCATGATGGCTTACCTAAATGAAGGTATAACTTTCGTTCTCTGTTATATTGTCTTAAATCTCTAGCACTTCCGATAGCCATAGTGCTTCAAGTACAGTCTTCCAAACTCACTTCTAGGTGTTAGTGTTTTTCCTTTAGAACTATAAGGTTTCTTTGGTTTCTTTGGCTTATCCTGTTCCTTTTTCTTTTGTGTCAATGTCTTTGGCTTGAATAACAGGTCATTAGAAAAATGGCACTTGTAGTATAACTGCTTTTGAGTTTGTGTGTAAACAGGTCCCAATAACTTCCTTAAAGCCTTATCAACATAAAGCATTGTTCGGCGGAAAGGTAAACCTGTTTTGAACATAAACAAACGAATTGGTTCAGCATATTCGTTTATCCAAATGTATTTCCAGTCCTCGGATTCCAACAAATAATTTACTAACTGGGCTAACTGCTTATTGTGCTCATCGGTCATAACAAAAACTCCTTTGTCTATATGTATTTGACAGTTCAAAGTTCCGAAGTAGGTAAATTCAACGCTATGTAAACTGCAAAAAGTTCCAAAGTACTAAGTTAAAGTTGTGAACACAGTGTGAATATGTTGTGGATAAGTCTAATCTGAGCGAATGCTAAAAAAGTTTTACAATTCGGTGGCGAAATCTGATAAATCTGGGCACCTAGAAATTTGACAAAACTACCGAATTTAGCTATATTAATAGCATAAACGAAACAAACAACCACCAAAGAGGTTCAACAATGAAAACTTTCACTATCGCAAACACCACTTGGACTATGAGCGAACACCTGATGACCCGTATGGAAGAACGTGGCATTGACGAATTTGACATCAAATGTGCCCTGAAATATGGCAAATCTTTCGCTTCTGTGGAAGATGAAACTGCTTTGCTCACTATCTTTGAAATGGATCCGAACGATTATGAAGGCCAAATGACTAACTATGGAACGAAGGCCACACACCTGATTCTCGTTCATAAGAAGAATGCGTTCGGCGTGGGTAGAGAAATTCTTACTGCTTACTATGGTGACGGCAATAATTCCAAGGTTCGCTACAATATGGGTCGCTAATTGTAAACAACAATTTACAATAAATCTATTGACAGAACTTAGAACTATTGCTATTATTTAACTATCAAACAAAACAACCAAAGAGGTATAACTATGGCAAACAAGAAAAAGAACAATGAACTCGTCAATCTCGCTTTCATTAGCGGAAAGGACCTTATGAAGAAATATGCTAATTCTTTCGTGAATGATACTGAAATTAACGAAAAGATTGCTCCGAAGAAGAAGCTCTTTGCTCACTATCTTCCCGAAAAGAAGGAATGGCGATTCCACAAAATGAATAAGAAGGGTGCTTTTAATAGCGAAATTCTGTTTTCTTTCAATATGAAGAAGCACTCTAGGACCCTAGTGGATGGTTGGATTCCGGTTTACACATTTGACCGCAGTGAATTTGAACAGAAGTTCAATGAATCTTTGAAGAATATGTAAACAAAATTTAACCTAATTTACTCTAGCCAAACTGAAAAACAATTAACTATATTTAAACTATCAAAAGAAAACAACTAACCAAAGAGGTTCAACTATGGCAAATGTAAGAATGACAAAGAAAATCAAAGAAATCACCTCCCAGTATAACGCTAAGATTAGAGCAGAGAAGCTCACAACTGTGAATGCTCTCACAAAGAATAGCGAACTTGCTAAAACGATTGTCGGTTGGATGGACTATCACAAACAAGTAGAAAAGGACTGCATTAACTTCTCTGCTTCTAATTATGACGATTGGGATAGTGCTATCACTTTCTATTGCGGTAAGAAGCCCAAAGACCTTCAATACTGCTATTTCCAGGGTAGTTTCAAGGTCTCCAAGGAAGTGTTTGAGTTTTTGAAGAACTACGATGAAAACAATTTGGCTGCAAAGAAGGAAAAGAACGAATGGTGGAAGGGCCTGCAAGATAAGGCCAATAAGAACGAACAGGCAAAGAAAAGAGAAAAGACTGCTAAGTTGGATTTTGATGGCGAAATTACTCTCAAAGAAATTCGTGAACAGCACAAGGAAATGTATGTTGAAATGAAGAAGAGCCAACTTTCGTTCCATAAGAGAATCGGGTCCAATTACCATGAGCATGTTCCTGAATTTACGCTCAAGATTAAGCCAGTTAACTATTACGAAGGTGTTTACAACAAGGCAGAATTTGAAGAAGCTATGAAGCACGCAGTAAAGAAGATTGTAGTTTCCGAAGATTTGATTAAGTACGCTCTTTCGTTTGGTGTTACGATTAACGCAAATAAGAGAAATGAATTTGAACTGCGTTATTCTTATAACGGAACTAACAATCGTTGGTATACTGCATACAAAGCAACTTTACCGGCTAATGCTACAAAGACTGGTATTAAGAACGCAATTAAGACATTCGGTGAAAAGAGAGCAAATAGAATTCACTAACAAGTTTATGGCAGGTCTGAAAGTGTTATCCATTGGATTGTTCATTAACCTAAATCCTTTAAAAATTGCCAATGCCTGAAAGATAACACCCTGCCGAACCTTTATTATCTCTATCTAACAAAGCCCTGGGCGAACGCCTGGGGCTTTTCTAAGTTCTGTGGCTTATGACGAAATCCAGCTACATTACGTTCCTTTGCAGTCTGTGTGGAATTATGCGACTGCCAGTCAAGGAGACGTTTCTCGGCTAAAGTAGTTAGACTGGGCTAATTTGAGCCAGTTTTTGAGCAGATTTCGCCACTTTTTTGACCAATTTTTGGTCACTTTTTGAATGTTTCTATGACTTGTTTCGGAATTGCGTTTATTAACTCTCTAATTTGTGGCTCTGTCAAACTTTTATACTGCTCCCAGTTGTCGGAAAGTTGATGTTCGTGAAGTTTGTATTTTCCGATTCTTTTTTAAATTTCACGAACTGGGCCTTAGACGCAAAGGTACGGGGATATAGCTATGGTTGCTCAAATGAGTAATTAAAATAGCTACTTATGTACTTCGGAACTTGAGAACTTATAGAAACCAAAAATAACTAAAATTAAATCCACAAAATAACCAAAATCGGTAGTTACTAATGTTTTGCCTAAAATTGACGTTTTTGAGCAGATTTCCGCAATTATTCGTTGTATGTGTCGGTACTTCCCAAAAGAAACCAGTAACCAGTAAAAGGGCATCAATCTCTCTCTCTCTCCCATAGTATATTACATATTATTATTATTATTATTATTTACTCATTCTTTTAGAGTTTAAGAAATAGATAGTTACTTAGTTACTTATATAAGAAATAGAGAAAAATGGGTGTTTTTTGATTAAAAAATGGGCAAAAATGGGCAAAAACGGAAACCAAACAGTTTGGTTATGTGTGGTTATTTCTGTCGGATTTTTGGTTACTCAGTTCTCAAAAATGAAAAACTTATCAACTTACGGACTTATTTGCTACATTTATCGTATAGAGAATTGGTAATGTCATAATATGACACAAATCCTATTATACATAAAATAAACACGAACGAATTTAAGAAGTTCACAAAAATGAAAAACTTATCGCCGATACGAATTAGTTTCTATTTTTGAGAACGAACGAATGACAATTTGGTTTAAATCTCGTAAACGAATTGGAACCCGGTTACGGATTGTCATTATACATATAACATTGAGATTTTCATTTTATCCTTTAACACTAAAGGGCTAGTGAACCGGGTTCCAAAGGGTTTAACACTAGCCCTTTTTTAAGTAGTGCTAAAGGATTATATGACAAACCTAATAAACTTATTAAACATTAGAAATAGCGGTCGCGGCAACGCATACAAATTCACAATCAAAGATAAAGACTATAAAGCTAAAACCTTAAACGAATTGGTTGATTTACTCTATGAAAAGAGTGGTGCTTGGCAAGCAGAAAGCTGGTATCAGACAGAAGTACAAGAAATCCATAAAAGCCCAAACTATCACAGTCCAAACGATTTTGAACAAGTTTGGAAGGAACATTTTTACAAATTGTTGGACGAATCCCTAGAAGCTAAAAGGGATAAGAGAGATGAACACCAGCAAGCTTCTTTGCCATCTGCTTTTGAGGCAGAGTTTGTTGGTACAAGATACCAACCTTCAAACTATATGAATGACGAAGATTATAAGTTAATCAAGGGTATAGTTTATTGTAAAGCTAATGATAACTTGTACTATGTTGAAAATGAGGCTTATACAAGAATCGGACCTTTTAGTGAAATGGTTGAAAAACAATCAGGCACTTTGACTCAAGTGTCCGCATTGTTACAAAGAAATATGGCGGCAGAACTGGGCGTTCCTAAATTTGATTTATGGGATTACATCTGGGCAGCTGCGAATGCTGTTACTGAAGTCTTTTTTAAAATGAGAAGAGAAATTGAAGACTGTATCTCTTCAGGTCAACTCCCTAGTAACTGTAACATAACCTTCAACAAAAAACAAACAACAATAAAACAACTATTTGGATGGGTGGACGATACATTCCACGAGGATTGGCTTGACGATTTACACACTTTGTGTATAAAATTTCTCATAAACGAAGCAATGCCTTCTTCACTTATTCGTAACGGGCTTGTCAAATTACAACTGGAAATGAAAAATAATTTATTTAAAAGATACAACTTGACAGGTACGACTTTAAAACTTTGTAGCTTTAATGTGTACTTGAGTTCTTTGTTTGAAGGCATAAACAAATTAACAGACTTACAATCCATTGAAAAAGAGCCAAGAATCATTAGTGAAGATTCTACTTGTGCCAAGTTCCACATATTAAAGGACTGGCATAAAAACTTAGCACCAAACCAGTTTGGGTTGAGTGAATGTAAAATCTTAAATACGTTCCTTGAAAAATATAACGAGGACGAAAAAGATTTTATTATGGCTTGGGCTTATTCTGTATTACATCCTTCTTTAGGTGAAGGTATTGGATTGTTGATTAAAACAGGTGGTGGTGCTTTTAAAACTTGTGGGTATTCCAATATGATTAAGAAGCTACTTTCCAAAATGTATGGAGGACCTGAAGACGAATTGACCTTTACTCTAACAGGAGGTGCCTGGGTAGAAAAGGACCAGTTAAAAGAAGCTGAGGGTAATAAAGGTATTTCCCATTGTGCGTTAGTGGTTAATGACGAAAGCACAGAAAAAGGTGTTGAGCAATATAAGGAAATGTCTGGTTCAACTTCAAACGTTGGTGTTATCTATTCTTACAAAAAAGTATATGCTCAACCAGTACAAACTAGAATCTACAACAGATGGTTATTCTTGACAAACAAACAAATCACAATACAAGATGCTGACGGGGTTTATGAACGTCGTTTGGCAATTATTGACAGAATGGACATCAAGCAGTTAAAGAAACCTTATAATTCCAATTACGAACCAATGATTGACAGAGAATTAGGGGCTTTCTATGGTTTGGCAAAAGAGTGTTATACTAAATTAAAAATAAAATATGGTGACTTAGTTTCTGCTGCAACCAGTATGAGCTTCGCTAGAAACTTGAAAGACGCTTATGCCGAAGAAGATAAATCCTTCATTTACTACAAATTCTTTGAAAAGTACAATGTTAAAGATGTGCTTGAAATCCCTTGTAAGGACTTTACTGAAACAGCTAAACAATTCTGTGAAGAAAATGAAGTGAACTTTAACGGGTTCAAGAATTGGATTAAAAACACAGACAAGACAGTAGCTCCTTGCAAATGGAATTTCTGTAAGAAAGAAAAATCTTGTGTTGTAAAGTATCACAAATTGTATAAACTAAAACCTGAATTTGAACCAAAATGTGAAGAAGACACAGATATGGACTCTCTAAATTCTGTTTGCGTATAAGGAGATGTTATGAGAAAAGACGATGAAGAAGAATTCTTTGATAAGTTAATTCCATACGCCTGGAACTGGTCTGATGCGGATTTGGAGTGTAGGGACGAGTTATTTAAATCTATCTGCCCAAAACTTGAAGATTGGTTTGAAGAAGAAGTACACAATGCTTACGATTATAGTAAGGGCATTAGTGCTTTACATAACTTACATTGGGACTTAAAATACTCCAAAGTGGCTGAAGCTATAAGTTTATTTGTGTTCAACTCTTCTTATGGTTATTTGTGTGGGTTGTGGGATGAAAGGAGGTTTTTAAAGCCTGAAGAGTTATACTGGAATGATTGGGAAGAGGATTGTCACACAGAACTTGACAGATTGGAAGGGTCTGTGATAAATTGTTTACTCCCTAAAATGAAACTTAGTAGCCTAAAAGAGCTATTGAAAGCTCTAAACAAATGGGAGTTAGAAACAAAAATGAACTTGAAATTAAACTCTTTGAAAGAAGATTTCCAATAAACGAACTTAGCGAAGGTTAAGAAAAACACTTTTCCTTCGCTATTTGTTTTTATTTTCTATATTATAAATACAAAGAAAAATTAAAGGAAAAACAAAATGAATCATTCATTAGATTTTGAATACAACAGAAAAGACAATGAGTTCTTACATCTGGTTTGTGTATCTTTTGACAACAAGGTTTATTGGTTGGACGATGGTAGTCAAACCGACGATTTCATACAAGATATGAAGAAGATTGAAGGCGAAACTATTATCGCTCATGCTGCTAGCTTGGCAGAAATCCCATGCTGCATCAAACTCGGTATTGATGTTGAAAAATATACCTGGGTCTGTACCGAAACTTTGTACAAATTCATAAACCACCTTCAAGACGGAACTACTGGCAATGATAAGAAAACAAATTTGATTGACACTCTAAAAGATTTTGCCTTGTTACCGCAATCCATAACAAATGAACAGAAGGAACATTGGAGAAGCATTATCTTGAGTGGTAATGTTGAGAATTTCAAAAATGACATTATAAAGTATTGCGAAAGTGATACAGATAACTTGGTTGAATTGTACGAACAAGAATGTAAAAGACTTTTGAACTTGATTGACGAAAGCAGAAAAATGCTAAATGGTTCAAGTTGCTTAGACGTTGAATTGAATACTGTTTTGTTTGAAACCAAAATAAGACCTGCAAACCAAGGCAAAGGTAAGAAACCTGTTGTGGACAAATTATACGTCCCTTTTGGCACAGATAAGAATTTCAAGAACTTTAACCTTGAAAATTTCATTAAGAGTGAGAGTGAGAACCATATAGCTGTAGCAAAAATGTACATGGAAGGTTATGACGCAGACCCTTATCTCATTTCTCACTTACAAGATTGGAGATTTTTGAACAAATTAAGAGAGCAGTGTAACGAACTTATACCAGGTTTGTTTGACGATAAAGGCACAAGAAAGGACGAAGTCTTACAAGAATGGATTTTTACAAACATTGACGGAGCTAAAGAATGGTGGGAACAAGGATTTCATAAGAACGGTGAAATAAAGTCTAAAACACCTACTGGTGGGTATTCATTTGCTGGGGATGTGATTGACTACTTTTGTGAGGAATTTGAAGGCAACGATAAACTTGAGAAGTACAGAGTTTTGAGAAAGTTAATACAAGCAGTTCAAGGGTTGGCAAGGAGTCCTTCCGACAAGAAAGGCTGGTATTACCCTAACTTGTATAGTGATGGGTTACATTGCCACGCAAACGAGCATGGGGCAAACACTACTAGATTTGGAAATAAGAGCACTTCAGGCCACATCCCTAGCTGGAGCAAGAGTTTGAGAAGCTGCTTGAAACCAAAAAACGAAAATGAACTCTACTTCTCTTTGGACTTCAACGCACAAGAAATGTGGGTTATCGGACAATTATCACACGATTTTAATTTGTTGGAAACTTATGAAGCTCAAGACGTGTATATGAAAATGGCTCAACAAATGAACTTGTACCCAAAAGATTTGCCAATACCTACTGAAGAACAAAGAAAAGAAGATTGGTTTAAACCTTATAAGAAGATTAGACAAAAAATTAAAGGTGTTAATTTGGGTATGAACTATGGGATGTCACCAATGACTTACGCAAAGAGAAACAACATAACAAATGAAGAAGCACAGAATTATTGGGATATGTTCGCAAAAGCCTTTGACAAGAAAACAGACTGGGGTAAAGTATTGCAGCTTTATTTTGAAGGCGATTGTATAACAGAAACCGAAACTAAAGGTAAGAGCTGGTCTACTGGACTTTATTTGACTATTGGTAAAGAACAAATTATCACACGATTTAGACCAACAAATAAAAGAGGCGATTATAACAAACAAATGAGAGCAGTACTTAACTTCCCTGTACAATGTATGGGAGCCCAGATAACTAGACGTGCTATTCGTTATGCTCAAAAAGAAGGTTTAAAACCATTCTTACCTGTACACGATGAAATTTATTTTAAAACAACTAAGGATAAGTTTGAAAATGATGCTAAAGTTGCTAGAGATTGTATGATGAGAGCAGCTATGGATTGCTTCAACAACCCATTAAAAGAATACCCTATAAAAGTAGGTGAAGCAGAGCTTTACAAACCAGGTGCTTGGGAATATACTGTACACGAAGGTGCTGAAGAACGATTTGAACAAATTATTAGCATTTGTAAGGAACTTGATAAAATGGGTCCGTGCCCGCCAAAACCTGAGAAAGAAAAGGAAGTTAAGAAGGAAAAAGAACCTAAAAAAGAAAAACAAACAAACGAAACAACAATGGAGGACTTCTTTGTATGACGATTGATGAATGGGGTCAAAACTCAGACCAGTTCTTTGACTATTTAGCCCACAGTGAAATTTACTCACTACCTGAATGGGATGGCTGGAAAGAACGAATAAACCAAGTATTAAGCGAAATGGATTATGAAGATGCTATGGGTTGTGAATTTGAAGATTTAATAAACCTAGCTGGATTAAATGATGAGGTTAAAGCTGCTTTGAACAAACTATCAAAAGAACACTATACGAACAAGCGAATTGAGAACCTAAAAAGTGACTTCTAAGTTCACAACAAACGAAAAGATTGGGCTTAAAAGGCCCTTTCTTCCTTTACGATAATACATATTATAAAACAATGGAGATAAAAATGAAAATAGAGATTACCGAGTTGAAGGTTGAACAGGCTATGGACAGGTCTACGTTCTATCGTTATGACTTTTACCTTGACGATGTGTTTATTACATTTGGGAATTGGGGAGTCAAACAAGATGCTTTTTCGGTCTATGATTACTTTATTAAACTAGTCATAAGAGAATGGCAAACAAAGTATAGAAGCAAATACAATATGAACAAGATAACAAAACAAGATATGGCACGATTTAACCCAGTAACGATTGTGAAGGAAGATATACAAGACATTGACCTTACTCTAAAACGTGCATCAGAGTTCATTAGATTACAGAAGATTGAGGAGGATTTTTAAATGCGTGAAATCAAATACCCAAAAATGCGTGAAGCTAGATTAAGACAGTGGCACGGCGAGAACTGGAGTGAAGAAGACCAAAAAGAGTTTGAGAAAGAAAGGAACAGGCGTCAATGCTCAAACCACAGAAATGCTCACAGAGAAGAATACAGAACTTACCAAAAGGATTATCAACGAAAATACCGAGAGAAACATAAGTACCTATATCGGACTTATACAATGGAACCGTAACCACTCTGATAACCAAATGACCTACGAACAATACGTAGCTTATAGACAAAATAAAGAAAGACAAAAAGAAACAAAGGAGAATGAATAATGTTTGAAATTAGTATTAAAGATATTAAAGCACGCAAAGAAAAATTTAAGAAAATTGATGATTGGAATAACAGTGAAGATTATAAAAGACTTAGACACTTACAAACTTTGATTATAAAAACTTACGAGTCTGTTAGCATTAAAGTAGATTTAATGGATACGAGACTTGACGAGAGCTTCACAAGAGAAGATTATCTTGAAGATTTCAAAGTATTCTTTAAGCCAGAGATTTTTGACAAACTAAAAGACTGGTGTAAGGAATATGAAATGTTGTGCGAAAAAGAACACAAGGTCTTTGATGATTTATAAGGAGCAAGATAAATGACATTCAATGAAGATAAGTATAACGAAGATGTGAATTTGTATTTTGAGAAATTAAAAGAACTTGTCACAAGTGAAGAGTTAATTGAATTGTTCAAGACATGGCCTGACAAAAAAGACTATTGGGTTGAAGACGAAGAGCCAAAGGAAGAAAAAGATGTTTAAGACAACAGTTAGAGATTGTAATGGCAGATTTGCGGGTAAAAATGAAGGTTAATTTGGTAGCTGTTGCGAAAAACGAAGCTAGATATATACAGGAATGGTGCGAATACCATCAAAAACTAGGGTTCAATGAATTAATAATCTATGATAACTCGGGTAATGGTGATTTGAAGTCTCACGATAACATAACAGTTTATGAAGCTCCTGGCGATAGAATCCAGTTACAAGCATATCAAGATAGTTTGTCTAAAATGACTTATGGTCAGTGGAATTTGTACTTGGATCTGGATGAATTTTTAAACATTGGTGGTTTATCTGTACAGGACTTTCTCAAACCATATCAAGGTGCTGATGTTGTAAAACTTAATTGGGTGGTGTATCGGTGACAACGATCAGTTAGAATATGAGGACAAACCTGTTCGTGAAAGGTTCTTAAAACCTGCTCCATTATCTTGTGTGTATAATGACACTGTAAAGATACCCGAGAATTGTCATACAAAGTATTTTTATTGCCACAAATACAAACAAACTATGTTGGATATACACACTGCTCATGTTGAAGGTGGGATTGTGATTAACACAAAAGGTCAAAGAGTGGCAGATAGTCCATTCCAAGATTTGTGCTTAGACAGAGGTTTCGTACAACATTATCTAACGAAATCAACCAGAGAGTGGTGTGAACGAAGATTGGGAGTGACTGATGCCTGTCGGAAATATAGTAGCTGAACCTGAAGTTTTAAAGCGTTGGTTTTTTAACCTTTGTACAAAAACACCAGAGAAGGAGAAGATTATAGATGACTACATTAGAAGATTTAAGAAATGCGATGACCCAGTTTCTAACGAGTGCGATAGAAGCAACTTACAACCAGTGGGAGAGTCCGAAGGACCTAGAACAAATAAAAGAAGAACTTGTAGACAAACTAAATCAGTATGTGGAGGAAATGAATAATGGACCCGAACGCAAATAAATTAACACCTGATATACCTTATACAGTTGAATACAACATAATAGTTTGTCATAACAAAGAAGGTCTAAAGCTCGCTAAGGCTAGTTATGGCGATTACTCAAACAAACTATATTTAAGCGATAATGGACTGGAAGATACTATAAGCATTGACACTAAATGGGATAGTCGCTTGTTTGGTGAATTTGGATTTTGGGAGTGGGCTGCAAACAACATTCGTGAATGTGATAGAGCTTGTCTACAGCATTATAGAAGAAAGCTCCCTTTAGGTGTAAGTGATATAATACTCCCTGAACCTTGTAAGTTTAACTTTAGTATACTTGATGGTTTGGCATATTGGCATAGTCCTGTATTATGCGATGCTCTACACTCTATTTTAAGCCCACAGGAGTTTAATGTGTTACAAGGTAATGAATTACTTTGTTGGAACATATTTAAGGCCCCTCAACCAGTAATAAAACAATGGGTGGAATACTGTGGAAACAAATTAACTTTGCTACTTCGTTACTTCGGACTAGAACCAACAATAGAATCAGTTGAAAAGTTCGTACAAGATAAGAATAGTGGTCTTTTGGAACCCAGAGAAGGCAAGAATATAGACCCGAATTACCAGAGACGATTTATGGGTTGTTGCCTTGAACGATTTTCACACTGTTTTTGGATGGGAGTTCCTTATCCAAGAGAATACCGACAGATAAAGCTACTTCAATCAGGGCAAATGATTTGATATACATACATTGATGGGTAAAACCATCTTCCATTTTAAAATCTCCTATGTTTACCCTCTCTAGGTCCTGTTAGAGAGGGTTTTTCTTTTTCTTAAAAGTATAAATATAAATGAAGGTGAATGTGGCACTTATTCCACACTTTTGTCTAAGTGATTTTGGTTGGTCCCGAATGACCTTATGACCCTGTCCTTAATTTGTTTGGCAGGTTAAATATTGAACAAACTAAACGGAAATGAAGCTAGACCAAGAGTGGATTTGAAGTATATTGTTAACCTGTATGCGATACTTTATTTTGTACCGCTAAAATTCATTTATTTAAACAAACAAATTAAGAGGATATTTTATGTCTAATTTCAGCAATTCAAAAAAGGTCAAGGCATTAGCTGTAGCTGTTTCTGACGCTATGCCATACGTTAAGAAGTCCGTTTCTGAATTTTCTCAGGACGAAGTTAAAGGCAAAAAGTGTGGTATGACAATGACCACTTACATTACCGATACTGGTAAAGTTTATGATGGTCTTACTGTTAATCCTGAAGGAATTACAGAAGTTGAATATACCACTACTTTGAAAAATAAATCCATTCCAGTTGAATACGATTCCTGGGATACTCTTGTAAACATTGAAGACTTTGATAAGGAAGTCATTAAGAAGAGAGCTATCCATCTAGCTAAAGCTGTTCAAGACGAAGTTATCAAAGATACAATTTATCGTTCTGTTCAGGCCGTTGTAACTACTGGTAATGCAGATTTTGAAACCCTTTCCGAAGGTGCTGCAAAGCTTCGTGAAGTAGCTGTTGCTGGTGACGCTGTTTCTTTCCTTTCTCCAACACAGATGGGTAAGATTGCTGCTGGTGGACTTGCTAAATTCATTCCTGATGACATTCAGAAGAAAATTTACTCCAAGAACTACTTGGGTGAATATGCTGGTGCTTCACAGGTTGAATGTCAGGGCTTGCCAAAGATTACAACTCCATCTGCTATGAACTTTAGTCTTTCATTGACAGACGTATCTGGTAAGGGTTTTGCTCCTGTAACTGCTGGTTCTGTTACTGGTGGTGTTCACAATGCTTCTATTCCATTCCGTGCCGAAGGTTTGAAGGTTGTTGATGTAAATGGTATGGAAACCGACCAGGACTATATCGTATTCGCAGATGAAAATGGTAACATTCCTGAATTGAGAATCACAGTTGAAGGCCAAGGTTATGGCAATCCAAACGCTTGGGTTGAATCTGGTACTACGGCTTTGTCTTTTGAACCATTACTTGCTAGTGGAACAAAGTACGAGGTAGGTTCTGTAAGAATCGCTGATGCTTTGAAGTTTGATACGTACCGCTATAATCATGTACCTTCTACTGAAGAACTCGGTACAGACAACGTTGACGGTGTCCGCATAGAAGCAATTGCCGGCGGTAATATTCTTGACAGAACTTCTGTTGCTCGTATTGACTGCCCATTCATGGCTGGCTTACCAGAACCAAGACAGTCCGTAACTGTCTTTATCAAAAAGTAACAACAAATTAAAACTCATTCAAAAGGGTCGGGATATTTTCCTGACCCTTTTTTGTCATAAATAAAAATGACGGGACTGTTGAGGTTTTATTGCTTCTCTCCTTGCAGTCTCGTCCTTTCTTTTAACCTTTAGAGAAGCACGGGATGCGACCGATTTCGCACAAAAGAAGGTAAAATATGGCTGTAGATGAAAGAATCCTTGAAGCTATCAAGGATGAACCAGAAGAAGTTAATAACGAACAAGTTAACAACGAACAAGTTAATGAGACTGTAACAGAAGAAAAAACAGAAACTCCAGCTCCAGCTCCCGAACCCGTTGAAGCACCTGTAAAGACTTACACACAAGACGATTGGGATAAGATGACTTATTCCTTTAAGAGACAGCTTGGAAAGCAAAAGGATAAGTTTGAGTCACAGATATCTGATTACAACAAACGCTTTACAGACTTTGAATCCCGTTTGAACAAATTAGCAAATCCCGAAAAACCTTTACGCAGAAGTGATTTTGAGACCGATGACTCTTACATTGAAGCTCTCATTAACAACGGTGTAGAAAAACGCTGGGCAGAACGTGAAGCCAAAATGCGTGAAGAATACGAAAAGTACGAAGCAGAAAGAAAGGCACAGGAAGAACAGGCCCGTGAACTTGAAGAAGGAATTGCTAAATGGTATCCTGATGAAGCTAAACGCAAAGAATGGTACGATACTGTTTCAAGAGCTTATGGCGAAGGATTACAAGAACTCCTTGAAAAAGAACAGAATGTAATGAACTATTTGTATCAGACTCCAAATCAGTCCTTGATTTTGTACAAGTTAGCAACAGACCCTCAAGCTGTACAGAATGTCTTTAGCATTAAGAATCCATTAATGAGATTGATGGCAGTAAGAGATATGGAAACCGAACTAGTTAGGGAAAGAAATACTCCTGCTCCAGTACAAGCACCTGTACAAACACCTGCTCCAAAAGTTGAACAAGCTAATCAAACTCCAGTTAATAACCTTGCTAAAGCTGTGGGTAAACCTGGTGCTCAAGTGGAGGCAGTACCTGACGCCTTCGACAATACAGATAGTTTGCGTGAATTGTTAAGAAAGCTATAAGGAGTGAAATATGAATCCGAACGAACAAATGCAGGAGCGATGTGAACTAAGGAGAACACAGCTAAGGTGGCTTATGGAGAACTTTACAGAACCAGTCTATACTCCAGATTGTTCTAATAATATGGCTTCATTAAGTGATACTTTCAATGTTCAAGAGGACATTGATTTGGAAGGTTATAATCCTTGCGGAATTACAATGACTATTTTGAATTTTGAGCCTATTAACACAAGTTTGTCCGAATTCAGTAATGCAAGTGTCGCTCGTATCCTTCGTGATATGCAGTGCTATCTTCCTAAGACACTTAGAATGACTGGGCTGTGGAATCCAAAATCTTGGAATGCAGGTAACTCAACAATACCTGAAGAAACTTTGGAACTTATGGCTACATTTAGTGATTGGTTACTTTGTATGAAGTCCCGAATACTAAATGACTTCACAACAAAGTATATCCTCGGTGGTAAGCCACAGTTCCTTGAAATAATGAAGCGTAGATACAAGCGACAATATAGCGAACGAACTGAAACAACAATGGAAACAAATGAAACTAAGGAACCAATAAAACTTAACATTAACTTCACAAAAATGGGTGCTGATGAAGGAAGTAAATCTTGACATTGGATTATTAGACCACCAACTAAGGTTTGTCAATAGTGACAAGCCTTTTGTTGCTATGGTATGCGGACGAGGAGCTGGAAAGACTTATGTTGCTTCGTACTTAGCTGTATTAAAAGCTATGCAGGGCGGGAGAGTTATTTTGTTCGCACAAAGTTGGACTTCATTGACTAATAACTTAATGAAGGAATGTTATTATCGTATCATTGAACTTGGGCAAAATATTCAAAAAATGACTGGTACAAAGTTTAAAATAAACTATAAGTACACACAAACTAAAATTGAATTTCCAGATACTTTGGGTGTAATTTACGGAGCAACATATCCTGCAGAAGAAGCAGTTCGTGGTTACACACAAATCAGTACTTTAATTTTAGATGAAGCCGCCATGAGCAAACCAGACATTTTGAATGTTGCTCAACCAGCTATGCGTGCTTTACCTGAAGGACAACACCCGAGAACTTATGCCATTACAACACCAAAAGCAGGTTCTTGGTTCAACAAATTTGTTCTAGATAAAATTGAAAATAAACCAAATACGATTGAGTTAATACAAGCTAAAACTACTGATAATACAAAAATTACAGAAGAAGAATACGAAAACTATGCAGGGAACTTTACAAATGAAAGCTTTATTAAACAAGAACTTATGGGCGAAATATTGAACTTACAAGCTGCAAACAGTATTCTTGCGGGTATTACTTTCAAGAAAGATTACAAACAAGATAAAATGCCTGATAGTGGTCAGTTAGTTATTGGAATTGATGGCTCAGGTTATGGCAAAGACAAGACAGTAATAACTTACAGAATAGGAAAGAATTACAAACAAGTTTTGTATGATACTTTGACTGGAATGGATTGCCGAAATGAAGTCAAAGCTATGTTGAATAAGCATCCAAAGTGGCAAGTGGTTGAAATTAACATTGACGCTGCTTATGGCGATAAATATTATGAGAACTTGGAACTTGAATACGATTGTTGTAACCTTGTGAACTTCGGTGGTAAAGCTCGTAATGATAAGTATTTTAATAAGCGAGCAGAAATGTATTTTAACTTGATTGAAGGTTTGAACAAAGGAGTTCCATTAACAGAAGAAATTGAAGACGAGCTAAATGTTACTTTGTTTGAATTTAGCAACACAGGAAAATTGAAACTTGTTGATAAAGACGAGATAAAAGAAGTCTTAAAACACAGTCCAGACCAAAGTGATAGTTTAGCATTAACCTTTAGCACAGGAAATTTATATGAAAACGAAGAAGTTGAAGAACAACATACCCTCAAATACAGACCTTGGCAGTAATCCTGAAGAAGATGAAAAGTCAATGCGTGAAGAAGTAGCAGAATTGAAAGAAGTTGTGGTAAGAATTGAAGCTCTTATTGCCAAATTGCTAGAAGTCCTACCTTTTCATAAATAATTTTCTATAAATATAAAGAGGTACCGAAAATGAGAACAGTAAATGGACTTGTAATTGACGCTTTAAATGCTATTGGTGTATGGACGGATACTGATCAGGACCCTACAAGTGATTATACAAATGCTGCTTTGAGCGACTTGAATAGTCTTATTGACGAATTGAATATGCAGGACTACATTCAAGAATCACTAACAGTAAAGACTTGTACGGCTGGACAGAAGTTCACGATTGGTCCTGATCCTTCGTGCGATATTGTTGAAGA